GGTGTGTGTTGCACAAATTTATTTGTTGCACGCCCAGCGCGCGGTCCGTTGTTCTTCAACTCATCGGCCCGGGGGGAACGCCATCCCTCCTCGCGGCCATCACTGCCCTTCCTTCCCCTCTTTGGGGATGTTGGTTGGCCGGGGCTCCTCCTCCCCTGGCGCCAGCCGGGCCAGTCGCTCTTCCAATTCCACGAGGGTCCTCCTGGCGGCGCTCAATCGCTCGGCCAGTGCCACCTCCTCCTCTGCCACCACGGCCTCCACGGTGACCTCCTCCCCTTTCAGGTAGGCGGCCACCGCGGGCTTGATGAGGAGGGCGGTCGTTGCGCGGCTCAGCTTTCCCAGGTGGCCGGACAGAAACTGCAGGTATGCCTCTAGGTCCTTTCGAACCGTGGGATACGCGCTGCCATCCGGATTGATCGTCCTCGCGACGCTCACCACCACCAGGTCCACCGCCTTCGGCAAAGACTCCAGACGCTCGTAGGTTGTTTGACTCATGTTGTCGTTCCAGCAAAACGAGGTCTACTGCCCCATGCGGCATTCCCTCACGATCTATGCCATCCTTCATGGCAATTTCGCCTCGGTCGATCTGTGGGAATTCCCAAGGGGACTTGGCAGATTGCAAGGCCAGTCGATATTCCGACAAGACCTCAGTCGAAATGCCGGTCCTTGCGGATATGCAATTCAACATGAGCTCGTCGTCCTCCTTGCTCTGCGGCCAGCTACCTCCCTCTGTGCACCAATATGGCTTCTCTCTGAGGATGCATTTTCGATTCCTCCTGTTCTTAGATTCGCTCGGCATATAATGGCGCACGACCGCTTTGGCGTATTCTGCGGTTATGGGGGTCAATTCGTCGGTGGTGAGATACCCAAGGAGCCGGTCAATTGCCGCGTCTCCTATGGGCACGGAAGGGTCGCGCATCGTCAAGTGGAGCTTCAACCAGGTCCTCAGTGGGTCCTGGAACGAAGTTAGCGACTCGAGTATGTCGGGCCAAACTCTGGCGAGGAAGGTCACACCCGTTTCCGGGCGGCACACCTCCACCTTCAGCGTTAGTCCTAGCTCGTTAGCCACTTTTACGAACATCTTACGGAACATCTTCTCAAATACCGTATCGTCGCCGAAGCACAAGCCAATGAGCGCAAAGGCGTCCTCATCGGTTAAATCCGGGCACGTCATCAGTATTGCGCAGAACATGATGAACGCAGAAAGCACAGTGTTAAGGTCGCATGTGGTTGGGGACCCGCTCTTGACGCCCACGCCAGCATCGTACCTCCACCCAAACTTTTTAGCTCGGGCGGGGCTCGACACCAGCATATTGAGCATCTTAATCAGAGCTGGATTATTCCCAAAATACGCCATATACACAGCATTCATAACGTTTCTCTGTAACCACGCGGACACAGATCCGTCTAAGTTCGCAAAATCTCCCTCGATGGGCACGTCGATCCCAGTCACGTACTCTCTCAGCCTCTCCGCGATTTGTGCTGGAGTCGATCCTGGCATGAACCAGTGTTTGTTGTGGTCGGCATGCAGTATGGTGTCTCGGAATTTCAATGTGAATGAGGAAAGAACGAGCAGAAAGCGCGCGTCAGCAAAGGAGCTGATTATTCGAGGCGGCTTGGTGCACGCTTCGTTCTTCACAAATGCCTCGATTAACT